TGTTAAAGAAGCTGCTGTATAACTTCCTGCTGATACACTTGTGTTGGCAAGTTGGTCTGCTCCAACTGCATCATCTGCAATCTTAGCTTGAGTTACTGCATCATCAACTATAGAGGCAGTTACAACAGCATCAGATGCTAGCTGATCTGCTCCAACAGCGTCATCCGCTATCATTGCTTGTTCTACTGCATCATTTGCAATAGTTAAAACACCTCCAGATGCTATTGTTGCATCGCCTGAAATGTCTACTTCTTCAAAAGATGTTCCGTCTGCAACTAATATTTTATTTGCTGTGTTTGTAGGCATCTTTAATTTAGCACCTATTGTTACATCACCGATAGTTACTAAATTAGAGTTAACTTTGTTGCCAATACTTGTTACGTGATTTCCCATGTAACCATGAGCAGAACATTGATAATATAAAATATTTGGTGTTGTTTCATCTACAGCAATTTGTGTATATGCTCCTGAACTACCGGGACTACCGTTTGTTGTAACACCTGTAGTATAAGATGTAGTTTTATCTGCTTCTAAATAAAATCTTAAAGGATGACCACTATTTGTAGAATTAGATTGATCAAATCTATAATAATATTTATAAGAAGAATCTACTCCAGAAAGTCTTAATGCTGGAGCTTCTAATCCGTCTAAATAATAAGCACTGCTAGATCCTTGACCTTGATAAGGGTGAGATCCTGATTTGGAAGCTACAGTTACTGTAATTAATTTAGGCGCTGATGAAGAACCATATTCTTCAGGATTAGGTAAACCAACTTTTGCAGCTGGCATTGTGCAAAATACATCTTTGGTCCCTGCTGAAAAATTAACAGCAGCATCTGAGTTAGAGCTAGATATAATATAAGTTCTTGTTAATGTTGAAGAGCTGCCGTCTAGAGTTCCGAAACCTACTTCAAATTCAGTACCGTCTTGTAAAGCTATACAGTAGTAAGTTGTGTTTGAATTACCAATTCCTGATCCAAAAGTTTCAAAACCTGTAGAGGCTCCTCCTAAAGTAACAGCTCCTGTTCCCGTAGTGGTTGTAGTTTCTTTTACTCTGTCATTAACAATAAATGCCATGAAACTATCCTATGATAATCTTAATATAGCTGTACTTGTTCCTGGTGCTGGAAACTGAACTGTAAAAGTTCCGTTTGTAGCTGTAAAGTCAGCTCCAAATGCTAAAATAGCAACTGCATTGGTAGTATTTGATCCACCATCTGCTGTTGTATTATAAATCATTGCTCCATTAGCTGTAAAACTAGCTGAAGTCCATTGTGCATCATTAGAAAAATCTACGTAAGCTGTAGATGCTGAAGATCCTCCAGTAACTGATTGACCAGTTAAAGTTTCTCCACCTGCTGAGTAAGCAGATCCAGAACTGTTTGTTACTTCATTACTTGTGCTATAAGCAGTAGTTGTAGCACCTAAACTTGCGCTTGATGTAAACAACGCAATTTTAAATGTATCACCACCACTAGCAGAAAAGTCATGGTAACCTTCTAGTAATTCTTTTTTAAAAGAATTACATACTGCTTGTGCTATTGCCATTTTTTATCTCCTTTATGGTTGTTGTGAAGGTAAAGGAAGTCTAATGACACCGTCTTGGTATTCATCTCTTCTACGTCTACCTTGTTGTTCTAATGCAAGTCGCTGTACTGCTTCTTGGTAAGCTTTTTCATATTGAGCAAGTAAATCATATGGACCTTTAAGATATTTAAAAGCTTGAATTAAACATCCATATAATAAAACTTGTGGTGCATTTGTACTAACCCAAGTCGTTGTGTTAGTAGCAGATAACCCTGTTTCATTACGATTCAAAGCAAGTTCAATATTATACGCAGAATCTGGTGTCGGCGCAAGATATATTGTGTTCTGATCCCACATGGCGTAAAATTTTGGTTTACTTTGAGTTGTTCTGTTTGGCCAGTATTCTGTCATATAACTAATGTCTTTTTG